CTTGCATCTTGTAGTACAATTGTGTCGCTACTATTAGTGATACTAACATCCAAAGTATCGTGTTGTCTAAGTAAGTTCTTTTCATAGTAATCAATGTCTGCATATTTTTGAATATTATTAATAATGTCTAGAGTACCACCCTGTACCTCCTGTGCTTCATAATACTTCGTTACAAACTTACTAAAAAGTTCGTATTCTGTACTAATGAACTCAGGAAGCTGTGTCTCTATCAGAGTAGATATTCTCTTTGTTTTTACAGCAACCATTTACTTACTCTTTATATGCAGTGAAGGATGAATTAGGAACGTCAACGTCAAGGTATACCTCACGCATTGCCTTAATGTCGTTTGATAGTGGTTTTACTCTTAGTGAAATACGATTATCAAAGAAACTACCTTTAATAATTGTCAAAGCATACATCTTCAACTCACCTTTTACATAATCTATGTCGCCAATATCACTGTCTAGAACAACTTTCTCACCAGTTACGCTATCTAGTCTATATAGGACAATTTTCTTATTTCTATCTTCAACATAGACATCAAAATTAGGATATTCTGTTACTCTAAAACCAGTAGATGATAAGACTGGATCGTCACAGTCTTCATCAAAGGCATTCTGGAAACATACCTCATAATAGAAGGTAGAATTTAACTGAGGATAGAAGTCTTTTCTCATCATGAGACTAGTGAGATTAGAATTGATACTAACATCAGCATCATCTATAACACCCACAAACTTACTATACCTAAACTTACCATTAAATTTCTCAGTATCACTTTCATTAATATAACCTTGTATAGAAGTGATTACGCTATCTCTAATATTAGAAGGAGTCTGATCTGTCATACCTCCGTTATAATAGATCTTACTTGTCATTTCAACAAATAGAATAGAAGGATCTACTATCTGTGGTTCTACAGATGCAACAACATATTTTTTAAGATCAGCAATGATCTGTGATTTAGTCAACGATGTAAGGTAACTAGCATCAGTTGGTTTCAATACAATGAATACTTTTCCATATTCTGGTGGTTCTTGATCCTCTCCACCAAATATGATAATATCACTTGTTGCTGGATATACTTTTCTTACAATTGTTTCGTAGTCGTTAGCGGTCACTGCACGGTCTTGTGTGCCATATGCTTTTGGAGCAGTGTATTTTATCTTAGCAGTTGTTTCTATCTCTTCACCGCCCGATGCAGCAACGCTTGATACAATTGTTGTTGTAAACGCATTAGGAGAAACTCCAAATTCGTTTTCTATCACACCAGAAAATACAAATGCCTTAACACCATTACTTACAGGACCTGATGTTGTTACATATGATACATCAATACGTGCATTGTTCTCTAGTTTCTTACCTAGAACACCATCACCCATTAAAATTTCATACCTACCGTCCTCAATTTCATCTAAGAAGAAGACTTTTGATGCACCATCAACTCCTAATATGTTATCAGCAAGTAAATATGGTTCATTAAAAGATCCACCAGTAGGATATACAGTGACTGAGACTGTATTAGTATCAATGTTAGGGTTATCTAATATAAATCTTTGACTCTTAGATGCAGTGTTTATTACAAATTCGTTTGTTAATAGTGTTCCTTCTCTAATTGGTACGTTACTAAATGTTGCAACACCATTTATTACTTGTGCCTTTACATCACTTGTAACAATATAATTGTAAATGACATTATCATAGTTACTAATAAATCCTGTTCCTTGTTTTAAATTTAATTCTTTATCAGTTGTTGCATTAGTATAGGTAACAGTAAATGAAATATATGCTGTAGGAGATGTTGCACTCTTTGGTCTATATCCTAATTGCTTTGCTAGTGCTACTACGTTGTCTCTTAGCGTTGCTGAATCAAGGAACAGTTCATTGACTACCATGTTCGTATTGAACGCTGTATAGTAGGTATTATAAGCAAGAGTGTCTATCAGAGTTGCTAGTGCAGACCCTTCAAAATCATAATCAGTAAAATCATTCTGACTCCTCAAATATTCTTTGAGTTGAGTTTTGATATTATCAAAATCTAAATTGGCAACCTGAGTATAAGGCATTATCGTGTACGCTCTAGAAATATATCTATCCCAACTGCTCTGTCTTCTCTACCTAAGATCATATACTCTAATTGCACTTCATATCCATTCTCGTCAGTTCGTGGATAGCAGTTAAGTCCTTGAATTGATATTCTAGGTTCGTACCTATTGAGAGTTTCTTTAATTTCTTTTTTAATTAATCCAGCAGTACCATAATCTAATGGTTCAAACAATAGATCCTGTAGACCACTTCCTATTTCTGGTTGGAATGGTCTTTCACCTCTTCTAGTAAGTAATAATCCTTTTATTGATTGTGCAACAGCAGCCTTATCCTTCACTGTTACCAAATCGTTAGTAACAGGATGTTTTTTGAATGTAATACTCAAATCTTTGAAGGTTGAGACTTCTGGCATTTAAAGACAGCATGGGCTGCTTTTATTTATCCATCTTTTCTGAACTTAGTGCACTCGTCAAGGAATTCCTTCTTTCTCTTCATCTCAAACAATTCTCTTTCGTCATTCTTTTCAATTTTGTCTATCCATTCTTGTGCATCGTACTCAGAGATGAGTTTCTTCCCACTTTTTATAAATTCCTCAGATTTGTCTACTTTAATTACCATTTGTTTTCTCCTTTGGTGTTTCCCAGAAATAATCATCGGTATCTCCTAACCGTCCCCACTCAGTCCCATTCTCGACTTGGTACTCTATGGTAGAAACCTTAAAGTCTGGTGTCTTCGGTTCTTGAGGGGTGATAGAGAGGTCATACAAACGCATTCTATTATTAGGATACAATGCATACTGTCCATTCTCTAGTTGGATACAATTATGACTCTTATGCTCTTGTGGCACTTCACTTACATTATTATCTATCACATCAGGGTTCGCATGGTAGTTATCAAGAGTAAAGATATACTGACCTTTCATCAGACCATGGTCTCTTGTCCGTATCTCCGCATCCATAGAAGATACGAAACCTTTATTGATTGCCATCACACCATAGTCCATACAATTCCAAAATTGCAGATTCTCTAGACTCATATCGGGCGTCGGCGTTTTCGGTGCTCGGAGAAAGGCACTTATAGGAAGTTTATCATACATCGCACCATACTCAGGTAAGTAAGTCTCAAAATAAAAAGCACGACCAGGTATACTCTTACAAGCAACCCAGACGCCCTCGACAAACTCACCAAATCCACTTTGATGGTCAGTTAAATATTCTTTTCGTACCCACACCTTCTCAGAAGGCAAATTACAAATCAAATTCATTTGTGATGAAATACCTCAACGTATGCTTGACATTTTGGACAAGTGAAGTTAGACCAGAAGTCATAATCAGACTCATCGCCATCATTCAACTCTTCCATGGAGTTATCCCCACCCCAAATCAACTCAGTATTACAGTGCCAACACTTCATCGTATTATCGGCATGGAGTAAAGGTCTGCTGGTGCTATCTTCGGTCTATCTGTATAAGCGTCGATAAGTTCTTCAATACTACTGCTCATCGCTCTATAACCAGTGCCAACATACACCTGTCCTGCAACTACAGCAATTGTAGCAACACCCCAGAATGTGTAATATGCAGATGACTTGAATTGATTCTTCGCTTTAGTAATATAGTTCTTCTCAGTCACTTTCCTTGTCCTCTATATCTCTTCCTTGCTTTATTTCTACTAGTCGCAGAATACTTTGTATGTGATCCTGTACCCTGTCTTGTTTTCTTTGGTGTTGCTTCTATAGTCTGAGATACACCAAAACCACCTTTTGCTTTCGCCATTAAATATTCTGTCCTCCAGAAGTTCCTATCTGTATTGTACTACTTAACCATGGTCCTGTCAAGGGTCTAGGTGTACTAATTCCATCCAGTGTTGCATTATCACCTTGAACAGCGGGTAGTCTCCCATTAATCATAACTGTCGTATTGACAGCAGGAGTAATAATCCGTTGACCTGTGCTAGTACACTGTGGTATACCTCTCCTAATGCCTGGCACTATACTTGGTAAACTTGTTGCATCATATATCGGTACAGGTCTACTACCAACTTTAACATTCGGTGACATGAACGGAGTACCATCTAATGTCTGTGCAGGATAATCACAGAACGGTCCTACCGACTCTGTATCTATTGTCTCCTTTTTAATTAGAAATGCCATTACTTCTCCTGACAGTTACAAATATTTAGAAGTGGTTCCATCTTCTCATATACCACTCGTACTTTCTCTTCAGATTTCCGAGACTTCCATAACTGTAGTACAATGACTTCGAGTTCTTCTTTAGTTACATCAATAAGCATTTTCAGATCCACCGATTTTACTTAACATTCTAGTACAAAATTCATACATCTGTTGATGTACCGATATATCAGATGATGCATATAAAGGTGTGTCAATATACTTTGAATCCTTCAGAGGATTGTCATCAAACCATTCATCATAAGGTAATTTGTCTGGTGCTTTGATACTCATATGTTTTCTAATAGTACTTCATCAATATACTGAGGATGTTCTTTCAGAAAAGGAACGTCTTCCTTAGCATGTTGAATTGCATCAAATGTACTCTCTGCATATTCGCAGATTTCAAAGTGATGTCTTTGTTGGTCATGATAACCTACTGTGTAATGTGACATTATACTGCCCTCGCTACTTTTGTGAGATCTTCTTTGAGACCTTCGATATTATTGTGAAGATAGTCGAGTGTCTGAGCGACAGTCTCATAATCCTCACCCGTTGGTCGCTTGTACATCAATGACGGGTTCGCCAGTCTCTCCAAAGTCTTCTCTAGGGTGTTTAACTTCTCGGACTGCCATAGGAGTGTCTCCTCCAATTCGTTCAATTTCTTTGATAACTCTTCCATTGTTTGGATCACCTCCATTATATGATTCAGATGCCCTCTTCTCGAACTGATCACAGAAAGTATCGAAGTCATTCAGCATGTCTTCGTAATCTAGTCCGTCATCTTCAAAGAATTGGTGTGCGACTTTTTTCATGTTTTTTTACCAGGAAAATTTTTTGGGTTTTTTTGGTTTTGGTTTTTCATTTTCCTTTTAATATTTATTTCTCGGTCAAGTGGATACTTTTGTAGGTTAGCGTTTTCTAATTTTGCTTGGCACCGAACCCCCCATCAAAAAACCCCCAACATACAGTCAGGGGCGGGGTCGCTGTCTGGGCGATCAGAAGTTATACTGTCTGTCGCCTAGTGCTGCTGGTCTCTCACCATACTCACCCTCATGTGTTTGGAAGTTATCGCAAATGGTCTCTGCGTATCCGAAGCACTCACTCATGCTAAGACTTAACTCGGTTGCTTCCCAAGTGTCTGTTACAACCTCTGTTGCCATTGGTTTGCCGAACTTGTTATAAGCGGTGACTGTGTATGTAAACATAATAAAAACTGAACTGATTTATATTCTAATTATAAAGGATATCCCTAGGGAAGTCAACCATATGTCACGGAATGTAAACAGGGGTTATTTAACCTCGCCCCTGTTTAACATGTAGTCTCTGGCATATGTTCTCTCTGCTGCTGTGTCCTTTGACATCTGCATTGGTGATCTGTCGCATGTGCTGATCTTTCTGTCTCTGCTCTTCTTACACCATGTCCTTCTGCGTGTCTCGTCCATGCTTGGCATGTCTTCAAATTTAGGTGCATAGTACATGCTGCGTGCGATCTCTGGACATGCTGTGTAATCAAAACTCTCTCCTGCTGTGATGTCGTTAATCATCTGGATGACTGACATAGGTACAGCGAACCACTCTTTGCCTGATCCGATCTGCTCCCATCCGTAAGACTTGCACACTGAGTGGAGATACTGTTCCATTTCAAATACACCGCCTTTAGTTCCTTCGGGTGTTGGAATGTCTGTTCCCTCATCACATGCCCATAGAGCAATGTTATGAATCTTGTCTGCACATGAGGTGCTATGCTCTTTGTATCTCTGGATTGTTCCCCACTCACAAGAGTATGATAGACCGATCTTGATTTTACCCATTCCAGTTGCTCTCTCGTAATGCTCCTCAGTAGCGAACATAATGTAGAGACCGCCTGCTGTGTTGAGTTCGATTCTGCCTTTGCCCATGATGTGTTTGTTTCTGATTTATGTTTTTATTATAGTCCC